ACTCTTAGGTATCTGAAAGAATAAATTTTGGTAGTATTGAAAAAATTGATCTATTGTTATTGGAGGTAAAGAAGAAGTTAAAGAAGCAGTTACATTAACCAATTGATTAAAAGAAGTATCAATAACTCTTTCATATTGATTTTTACTATAAACTTGCTTATTTAAACGTAGTATCTCTGCCATTATCCATTAATTACTTTAAAGTAATATTGATCATTAAATACCATTGTTGAACCACCTATAGTACTTTGAATCAAAATAGTATAATATCTTTCAGGTTGAAGATAATTCATATACAAATCAAAATAACTAGAAGTAGCATCAGCACTTAATTTAGTATAAGTAGTATCAAAGTTTACAATGTATTCATTTGTTTCTAAATCCTTAATAGCGTAATATGAAGCTGTAGGTAAGTAGTAATTATTTAAATAAACTGAACTAGTGGTCCACAACTGAATAGGATATTCGGGTCGAGCATTGATTCTAAACCTATTTATACTTTCACTATAGAACACACCTGGATTTTCTGCTAGATTAACAGTAGCTGGAAGGTTATTTAAAATGGTTTGGGTTGATGAACCTGTATTGAATACAAAATCGTTCCAACTGATTTGTAAGGCAGGAGGATATATTGTGTTAGTATCTCTAGAAAAATATTTTAAAGTAACTTGTTGGTTAACATTATTAACAAATTCTTGAGATTGGGTTTGTCTAACAATAAAACCATAGTTGTTAAAAGCACTTGATGACCAATTGTTTACAATACTTCTTACATTTACGTTTATGTCTAAAGGAGAATAATAATCAAATGATTGACTAGCTTGAGAAGCAGTATACCAAACACCTCCACCTTGAAAAGAACTTGTATAAGAGCCTGTTGTGCCTGATGTGAAACTAGCTGTAGTCCATGTTGTACTGCCTGAATAGTTTCTCCATAACCATGAAACACCATTAGTTGTAGGTGGGTTATTATAATAAAGACCAGTTCCCATTTCCCAAGACTCAGCTACAGCGTTAATTGCTAAAGTAGTAGTGTTTGATAAACCAGTAACATCAGCAGCAAATACTTTAAGATTAGCATCCCAAGAAGCAGTTTTCACTAATGTTGAAAAAGCATTTTGTATTTCACTGTTAGAAAATTGAACTAAAAATCTTGTTGCTTGAGGTAAATCACCATCAGTACGAAGACTACCAGTTATAAAATTAGTATTAGCCTCAATAATTTCATCTAACCCTGTATTTAAATCAGGGTAAGCAGAATATAAGGTCGCGTCTTTAGAGGGAAATATTTGAATTACTGCCATTTTGTTATTATAAAGGTACTACTCTTCCTTGAATGTCTTGACTAGGATATTTAACTTCAAAAATCATAGGATCTAATGAAGGATATACTACATTGTTTTGAGTGGCTGCTGCCATATCATAAGCATATTGACTATATCCTAAACTTGTTCCTGTTAGATTTGTAAATGTTATGTTTTTAACTGTTTGTACACCTTCAATAGCATCAAGTAATATATAAATATCTCTTAATATAATAGGTTGATTGATTTGCCATTTATCAATAGCAAAATAATCTTGTAAAGCTAAAATACATTTTGTTAATACTTCATTACTGTTGTAATTAGGTAAAATAATAATATCAAAGTTTACACCAATATTAATAATAAAAGCATCTCTAACAGTTACAGTATCATTTACCATTCTATATTGAGAAAGATAAGTAATTATATTTTGTTTCAAAGCTGAAGAGGTAGTGGTTAATTGGTTATCAACATTATATGATAACACATATAAATCCAATACTGATTGAGACTCGCCAGCTGAAATTGATTGGGCTTTAGTAGGTTCAATATATGCTTTAGAAACAACTCCATATTTAGCAGGCATTGAAAGTGTTCTAACTAAATAATCATTTTGAGTTACGTTACGTAATTGAGTTGCAAAATTAGCAGATGAGTTTTGTCTAATTTCTTCTATTGTATCTCCATCTCCTCCACCATCTGCGGCTTGAGGATTAGTAACTGCTAAACTATTAAATACATAATTGGCGGTACTGTTGTTAGTTTGAGGATTTAAGAAAGTAACAGTTGAGTTTAAACTTGTTAAACTATTTGCAGGTACGTTTGCGTCAACACCTCCACCTGTTAAGTATCTAACAGTTAATGTGGTGTTTGAAGGAGCAATACCATATGTTTTAGTAAATAAGAAGTTTTCAGGTGAATAAGCAGTTGTTAGTTTAGTTTTTTCAAACGGCAAACCAATACCTACATTATTAGGATTAGGTATAATTTGTTCATCTGTATCATTAGCTGTGCCAGCACCAAACTGTAACTGTAAAGTAGTTTTATCTAAAAAACGAGTAGCAAAACGTCTTTGTATTTTTTCTAATTTCAATAAATAAGGTGTATCACCTTGATATTGAGATAAATTAGGATCATTTGTATTAGTATTTTTAATTGAATTAAATACCATTTCTTGACCTAAATAATCTACTTCATACCAATTGTTTCCATCAGTGTCTACAACATCTAATATACCAACAATGTTGTTTCCTGTTATATCAACAGTTGAAAATTGAACAGGCACACCAAAACTAAAATCAGTACTATTAATAGTAGATGAAATAGATTTTCTAGTTTTCTTTAAAAGAAAGTATAAAGGATTACCACTACTATCAATCTCATAAACTGTAACCTCTGTTGGGTCACCTGAACTTGATACTGAGAAGTCAATTGGGTCCTGAATTAAGAAAGTAATGTTTGGGTTTAAAACAGACGTTACTGTTGAGTTTTCAGGTACTAATAATGAGTAACTAAAATCAGGTACTATATTAGGGGCAGTACCAACAGCAGGGACCTGTTGATAAAAATCAAGATCAGAATTTGCTACTTGAGTTACATTAGGCTTGTAACCAAACATATAAGCTAACTCATATAAGTTATTAGTTTGGCGAGCATATTGTAAAAAGTTTTCTTGGACTTGGTTGTCCATGTAAAAAGATAAAACATCACCCACATAAGCAGCCATTTCCATAAACATCATACCGGGTGAGGTAGGACTAAAGTCTGTGTATGTTGTAGGGAAATAAGTTTTAGCATAGTCAACAAGACTAGCTCTTAATTCTGTAAAATCTTTATTTATGTATTGTATGTTTCTTCTAATAGCCATTATGTAAATGCGATGTTAATATTATCTGATATTCCAGTGTTTATTACATTGTATGTTAAAGATACATTAATTTGATTTGAATCAGGGATTGAATCAATAGACAAATTAGCTACAGCAACATTCGGGAAATATAAATTTAATTGAGACTGAATATCTTGTTTTAAAGCAGATACATTATTTTCTGCTATTTGTTGAAAAATAAAGGCTCGTAAATTACCACCAAAAGTAGGATTTAAATATCTTTCTGTTTTGTTTGTTAAAAAGAAATTAATTAAATTATTTTTGATAGCATCTTTAGTAGTATAAGTTGAACGAAATACAGCAGGAGCATTAAAAGGCAGAGCCACACCCACCGCTGTTCCGGGGGTGAGATCTACAGGGAATATTTTCTTTGCTCCAAATGCCATTATTTACCGTTCATTAAAGCCATAATTTGATCTAATCCTACATTACCTTCAGGTAAAGCACCATTAATAGTATCAGCGTTTCCTGGATTGAAATTACCAGCATAAGCAGAGTTAGCTGGTTTACCTAATTGCATTTCTTCTAACATACCACCAAACATTGCTTGCCTTTCAGCTGGTGTTAATTTTTTAGGTGATTCAAGATGAGGTTGAGCATAAGTGTCTCTAACCGATTCTGTAACAATTGTCTTAGGAGCACGAACAGCTTCCAATAGAATATCTTTCAATTCTTCTTGAATAGCTTCCTTTACTGCTTCTTTGATCATTTTTTTAAAATCTGATGGTTTCATTGTTTATAAATATTAAGTTAATAAGCTTTTAAATTGTCTCTATCAATTATTAGTTTTAGTTCATTAATTAAAACCTGGTTGGATGTTGTGAAGGAAAATTCAGTTTGTATCATGATTATCCCTGATTGGTTTTTACCAATTGCTCTTCTTCTATTAACTGTAGGTGTGTAAGGTATAATTTCAATTTCTAATACAAACCCTTTATAAGTTATTTGGTTTAATGTATTTTCCGCTATGTTTTGTCTTAAAGTTATATTTTCTAAGTCATTACTGATAGCTAAGTAAGTGGAATTAGGTGAGCATTGTTTCAATATATTATCAATAGAGTTTAAAGAAACTATAGCTATTGATATAAAAGAACTAGTTAACGATATAGGAGCCGCAGTGTTATCAATTATAGATTTTAATTTATTTAATTTAGAATTTCCTAAACTATCAAATTTTAAAGCATCTAAAACCTCATTAGCTTGAAATACTAAACTAGCAAAAGGACCAATTCCACCTGCAGTAGCATCCGCGGCTATTAAAGCAGTTTTAGCAACTCTAAGTGTTTGAGCAGCGGTTATTAAACTATTTAATAAATCAGATGTTATACCCGCGGCTGCAGTGGTTGTATCTAAAACACTTCCTATTTGATTTAATTTATTAACTATATTATTTCTTTGTAAAATAATTAAATCTAATTGAGCAGGAGGTAAACAAGTACCATTAGGAGCACTATTTAGCTCATTCTGGATGTTAGTTAATTGAGGTTGGATTTGGTCACTAATTTGAATACCTTTTTCTAAAATTACTTGACCTAATTTTTCTGAACCTGTTAATTTTAAACTACTAGGTAGAGCGTTCTCTAATACTTGTACACTAACTTCAGCCATTATAGTATTTTATTTATTTTAGATTTAGTTAAAGCTATATTAGCTGAGATTTTAGGTAATTCTGATAGTACTAATTGGGCTGCGGCTGATGTTTGAGGAACTGCTACTAATACAGTAGTCAATTGTATTAATTGGTTTATTAATTTTTGCAATTCTGTCACTAAAGCATCACCTTTTAAAATAGGTTCAGTAGCGTTTTTACCACCTAATTTTATAGAAGGAGCATCAATAGTAAAATCAGCTTTAGTATCAAAGTTAAATCCACTAACAGCATTAAATCCAATTGATTGAGCTGAACTTAATAGGAGATGATCTTGAGTAGTATTAAATATTAGACGGCCTGAAGTAAGAATGACTTGCTTTCCAGCATATTGATCAGGTGTTGTAGGAGCTGTTTGATAACTAGTGTATGTAGCACTTGATACTTTTAAAGGTATCTTTTGAGTACTAGTTAAATAAATAGAAGCATCATCATTATTAATACTTTCTTCTATAGGAATCCATCCTTGATTAGATTGAGCACCTTGTCCATTTCTAATAAGAGTAATAGGATCACCAGAAGTACTAGTTCCTTCAGACCATGTATTTAAAGGGATTTGATTTTCTTTAGTTTTTATAGTAGAACCAAATCGTATACTATTACCCCATCTACCTTCATAGATTATATCTCCTTCAAAAGGTTTTAATGGATGAATATTAGTACGTTCAATAAATGTTTTACCTAAGTTAATCTCTGTTGATTTATCAGTTACTCGTCTAACATTACCTATAGATGTTTGTCTATAGTCTTTTTGTTGAGACTCAGGTAAATTCTGTGGGTCAGAAGGAAAACCATTATGATGAGGATGATTCCATAAGGCTGTAGGATTTAAATAATAATTATTTATATCAGTACTTATTCCTGGTTTGTCAGGAGCCGGACCATTAATTGCTGTAGACGGTAATTGAACTATCCAAACAATCTCATCTATTAAAGGAAAGTTTTTAAAATTAGGAAAAAAAGGTTTAGCTATAGTTAATTGGGCTGTGGGATTAGTTATGTCTTGAAATTGGATAGTACCAATACTATTGTATCTTCCAAAATCAAAAAAACCATCACTAGATTCATCTAAAATAATATTTTTAACCCTTCCGGCTAAAAAAGCTATAGGAGATGAAGTAATCCCATTTGGGGATTGACTTGCTTGTGTGTTAACACTTGCTTGGCCTCCATCTCTTTTATTTAGAATACCCATTAATTTCCTCCTTTTAACTCATTCATAGCAGCTAGTAACTGTTCTTTTTCTTCATCAGAAATAGTTAAGTTTCCTTCTGCTGTTTGAGTTTGCATAGCACGTTGAGCTAACGCTGCCATCTTGATTAAAATATCATCGTTTTTAACGCTTATCTCCATATATTCCTTAATTAAAGGAACAACTAATGTAGCATCACCAATGTCTGAAATTAGTGGTTTTAATTCGTTAATAAGCGCTGTAACTTGTTGATCTTTTTTCTTTTGGTTATTGTAAATTTCCTCTAAGACATCAGAGAATTTTTTCTTACCAAAGATTATATTATCGAATTGTGACATAAATATACAGTTAGTTTCTTATAAATATGAAAACTAAAACTTTGTATATCCGTGTTCTAAATAAAATACATAACCTTTTTTAAAGATATCATATAATTGATTAGCTATTTTAGTAATTTTAGGTGTTTTAGCATCAATTATCTCACGGATATAAATGTAAAGTGCTTTCTTATTAAAAATATCTAAATGTTCTCGCTTACGAAATAACTCAAGAATAGCATCAGCTATTTGAGCATCTTCACCTTTAGGGAATAACTCATAAATATTTTTAGTACAGTAATCAGTGTAATCATCTATGAAGAGAGATAAACGTTCATTGTATGGTGATTCTTCCATATCATAAGAATGATTTTCATCTTCTTCTAAAATTTCAATAGGAGCAGTATCAACACGTTTCTTATAGTTTTTCTGATTAGATAAGATTAAGTAACGTTTAGCAATAGTACCAAAATAAGAATATGCTTTAGATCCTTTAGTTTGATCATATAAATGAATCTTACTTAAAAGAAAAGTAATTACTTCGTGCTGTAGGTCTTCAATGTTTTCTACCTCAGTATAGTAAAATTTAAAGGTATGAATAATATTTTCGGTTAACTTAAAAAAACCGTAATGTATTTTTTCCCTATAAATCTTACTTCTTACTTCGGGGTCAGGAGTGTTATTATAAAGTACAATGGAATCTTCTGTTTCTTGAGTAAAGTACTGTACTCCCTTCTTTTTTTTCTTTACTTCTAATTCCATTACTTGATTTCTTTAATAATAAATGTATTCAATATAGTTTGAATACTTTTGATTTGTTCAAAAACAAAACCTATTTCATCATCTGATTCAAATGATCCTTTATAGTCTACTTCTTTTAGTTTTTTATCCGCGGCTTCAATAGTGTCTGAAACTTTGTTAAGGTACGTCATGTACCCTGCAAGAATATCTTCTTGTTTTTCGTTTTTCTTAAGAAGATTATAGGTCGTGAATCCAAGAGTCACGACCAATATTGAGAGAATAATAATTGCTAGTATCATAAGTTGTCTAATAGATTTTTAAGACCCTCATTCTTTAAACTACCTAATGCTTTAGATTTAGAAGCTAATGTTTGAGGTGCTGATTTCTTAGACTCCAAGGTAAATGATTTCTTTGGTGTCTCCAAGTTACCCTGGAATTTAGGAAGCCATTCTGTTTCAAACTCAATTCTAGCAGCCATTAAATCTGCCTGATGAACAATATAAGGTAAGCTAGTTCTAGGTTTTAACTCTGGCATGTAGGTCATAAGATATTTTTCATTGGCTTTATCATACAGACCATCATGAGTTTGAATTGTTATCATTTCATTAAAAGTATAAGTAATACTATTTAATTGAAGTAAAAACAAACTTCTATCAGGCACACTAGCGAAAGCTAACTTATCATTAAACTTATAATCTTCTCCTAGTTTTTCTTTCCTCCACTTATCATCTTGAGGAATATAAGCTTCATGATTCTCATCACCCATTTTACCCAGGTCATGATTTAAAGCAGAAAACACAAGTTCCTCTTTAGTGTAAGTAGTAGTATCAGCTCCCATTTTAGCCCACAATTCATGAAGATGAAGAGCACAAGTGATAACTCGATTAACATGATCTACATACCCTCCAGGGAAAGCGTTATGATATTCCTTTTTATGAGCCGCGGGCATCAATATCAAACGCTCACTAAATTTCTCATAAAAGTTAATCAAATTAGTTTTACGAGGTTCAGAAATGTGATCCTCAATAAAACCCATCAAACGTAACCAATTCTGTTGAATTTCCTCAGCTGTTAATCGCATATTAATAGTTATTAATTTCTCCAGGTCCCAATGGTTCCTGTTGTACAAACGCTTTAGCGTCATTAATGTTATCCCTCATCTCTTGAATAATCTCATCCACCACAACCCAGTTATTCTGTCGTAACGCGAATTGCAGTTTCTCAATTCCCCCTTCTACCCTCTCCATTCTTCTCATTATTATATCTCTATTTTTCATATTTTTCTTAAAACCCGTAACAATAATATAACATTAAAAGAAATGTAAGCCAAGCTTAGGCTAAAAGGAGTTTTATAAACTCTAAATTCTTTTTAAGATGCGCGCACTTTTCATACTCTTCATGCTCTTGAAAGTAGTTTATAGCTAACTCCAAAGCTGTTTTTAAATGTAAATCTGAGAAATGATAAAGGGCTTCTTGATGTGTCAATTCATCAGGATTAACTTTAGTAATATAGTCGTAGGCTCTAGTAAACACTACAAATTCTCCTGCTCTATCTATATCAACTTGATCTAATCCTTCATCTAAGTTTTCAAAAAACGTTAATAATTGATCGCGGAATACATTGTGATTATAAATAAGTTTTTTGAACATTCCAACCCAAAATAAAGGGTGGTTTTTATAGTCTGTTATTAAAATATCTGCAGCCTGTGATTTCTCCTTAAGAGAATTAGGCTCTTTACTATTAAATAGATCAAATATTTTATTCACGTCCACAACCATACATATAAATGGCCTATACTTCTTATATAGGCCATATAATAAACTACCTTATTCAGGTCACGTCAGGTGTCAAAATTAACCAATAACGTTGTCTAGATGGTCAGGTATGCCATCGCCATCTACATCTGCTATTTCTTTATAACCAAAAGCAGTCATAAATTTAGTGACACGATCTTTTAAATCACCATCAGTATCCTCGAACCAATCTTCTTTTAATTGGTCATGTTCTAAAATAGTAGTTAATGCTTTATATATTTTTTCAACATCCTCAACTAAATAGATATCTGGTGTGTGAAAATCTAAACTAAAAGCATAATCATCAATTTGAGGGATATCTAATAAAGAAGTTGTTTTACCTATTTTCTTTTCAGTTGGAACATTTTTTCCAAACTTATGAAAGTATTCTCCAATGTAGATATATCCTTGTCCGGGTTGTAATTGAAACTCACTCATTATTTTAATAAATTATAATACTCGTTAAAATGTTTAATACGATCAGGTAAACCAATTGTTCCACCATTTACTCTTTTAGTAACAGCAGTTACAGTTCCTTGATCAGCACCTTTATCACAGATACTCCAAAGTCCATTTTTATTAAAGAACCAAGCAGCAGACATTAAAGGATATTTAGTAGCAACTAAATCAGGATTAACTAAAATTTCCTCAGGAACAAATTTATCAAAAGCAGAATAGTTATCTTTACCAGTCAATTGGATATAACCACGACCTCTAAATTTAAATCCTTCTTTTGTAGCTTCAGCTCCATTACCCATTCTACCTCCATAAACACGAGAAGCAATAGCTTCAGGCTTACGAGCGTATTGTTCAGCTAATGTTAAAGTAGGGAAATATTTTTTAAATATACCCATTAAACCTTTAGAAGAGTAGTTTAAGTTTTCTTGAGTAGCTTTCCAACCTCCTGATTCATGACCACACTGGGCTAAGAAATGAGCTAATCTTAAAGGATTAGTAATACCAAATTTAGCAGCAGTATCAGGAATCTGAACTAATACAGAATCTGGAATATGTCCTTTTAATTTATCTAATTTAAAGCCAGAAGCGGGAACTACTACCGCCGGAGCAACAGGTGCCACAGGAGTAGAACCCATAATTTTATTCCAAGTAGAATCTCCTACTATACCATCTGCTACTAATCCATTAGCAGCTTGATACTTTTTAACAGCTTCTTCAGTCTTAGGACCAAAGTTACCTACAGGATCAACTCCTAATTTAACTTGGAGTTGTTTTACCTGTTCATTATTATCACCTTTTTTTAGTAACATAGTTATTTATCTTTATGTTTATCGATTTTTTCTAAAATTTTATTTAATATAGAATGTTTAATAAAGCCAGCATTTGAAGCATTTTTTAAAGCACTAACTATTTGGAATATTACAAACGGCATTATAATAGTTTCTGAGAGCCAAGATGTACCTGGAAATCCAATTTCTACCATTAATATTACTGTTAGTATAACTAACCAAGTAAATGTGGTTTTTAATACTTTAACTGCTTTATAAGTTTTAAATCCTTCTTTCTTAGTACCAGCAACTATACCGAAAAACCCATCCATAAAAGCAACAGCCACTATAGCTAAATACTGCTCACTATTATCTATAGCTAATCCTCCGAAGTAACTACAAACAAAAGCAAAGGTTGTGGTTAATGATAATAATAATACTAGTAATGTAGATTTCATTATCCTTCTATATCTTTATCTTCTTCGTGTTTATCTTTTTTATTCAAAAATTTATCCACAGAGGCAATACCAAATGAACCTAAAATGATTACCATAAATCCATCAAAAATAAATTCATTAATTACTAAAGCAGTACCCATGTAACCTGTTACTAGGTCTACAATAAGGGCAATACAAAGCATAAAGAAAGCAATAAAGCCTACTAATGCTTTTTCATTAATTGAGTTGTTGTCGTCGAACAGTTGTTTAAAGAAATTTTTCATATTATAGTTGTTTTGTTGTTTTTGTTAAACTTTCTTGTAACGCTTTCGAGAACGCCTTTCGGTTTAACGGAACTTCATTATTTTCAACATTTAAAAATGCAGCGAAAATAAATGTTTTTCTAACACCAACTGATTTATGACAACCTGTACCTATGCATATTGTAGTTTCAACAATATAATCTTTTTTTAACCATTGTAAACCCATTATGTTTACAATTTGTTGAGGGGAATAAATACTATCTATACTTACTTGAACAGACATACCTAATGAATCATCAGGGATATATCCTTTTTCAATTAGTAATTCTTCAATTGTTTCTTTAACTCCAAAAGTAACATCTCTACCTCCAATAGTTTGGATGTGTTGGACATTAGTTACATTAACATTTACTTTAGTAGTGTCAATAGGTGATAAAAGTAATAATATAGGAGTTAATAAATTTAACATCTTTTATAAATATTAATAAGATACAGAACCCGCATACCCAGGAGCAATAATATAAAGATTTAATGTTCCTCCTGATGTTAAAGTTCCTGTAGTGAGAGTACTTACTCCTGGGTAAGTGGCTCTAACATTTGTTTTGGCTGCTACTATTAAATTGTATTGGGCTGTAGTAAAGATTCTAACATCTGGAGCTGTTCTCCACCTAGAAAAAATACCTGCTTTCCTAGCAGCTATATAGTACTTATCAGCTATTGAAATAGATCCATCATCATTAACATCAAACCTGTGGAAGGATAAACCATTTCTTGTTGTTTTTCCTAAAATAATATTTGAAACAGCTTGAATATCTGAAGTAGTGTAGGATTGGACTCTAGTAGGAGCATCTATCTCTATGTAGTATTCCTTAGAAGGATCATAAGTCTCAGAGATAGAATAGTATCCTGAAGAGTTAGTATAGATTGTTTTATAAAGTGTCCAAGAAGAAGTTGTAACTATGTAATCAAATTCTAGTACATATGCTAAACTACTACTATTATTTAGGTCATTCCATCTTCCACCACTTACAAATTGAATATAATCTTCATTACCTGAGTTATTAGGTTCTCCTGAGTTCCAGTTAGTGTAAGAAAAAGTTTCTCCTGTTACCCATTTCCAAGTTCCTTCTGTTACTTCATCTGTAAGTCCTATCCAACCAGAAGGCCATAGGTTAAATAGAAAACTGTTTTCTCCTGAGCTAGTTACTGTTGCTAGATACCCACCCATTGCTGCGCAGTTAGCTTTAGCAGTAGTCCAGTTAGCAATACCTGTAGAACGATAATAAGAGTGTCCGTTATAGTTATTCTGAGAAGTAAATCCTGATATAGTAGAGTTAGTTCTTCTATAAAGTTTTACAGCTACATTATTTGCTCCGGATCCATTTGCGTTATAAAGATATCCCGAGTAGGTAAATTGGCCTAATAAATCATTTGTAAATAATAAAAATACAATTAACCACCTCATATTTTTAGTTTAGCACCCATTAATATTTGAAAATTAAGAATGTCTTGACCTGCTATGTATGTACCACCACCTGTTAATCCAACCCCAAACGTTTTAGTTAGTTTATAATTAAGGTTTAAAAAAGGTATGATAATTGGTTTAGCCTCAAAAATAGATTCAGTATAGAACTTAGAATACGGGGAATAAATACCAGCCATAATGATTGTAGCATCCACTGCTTTACCAATTTTCCCTTTATACATAAAACCACCTATAACTATAGTTGATATTAACTCTTCACCAAACAATTGTCCATAAGTACCAGACACACCATATAAAGCAGTAAATGATTTGATTGAGTTAACTCGTATCAATAAGGCATTTGCTGTAGTAGATTTAGGTAATATTCCTAAACCCGCTGAAGCTACATTAATATGTTTATGACCTGCTTTATTAGTTCCAATCCAAGAACGTATTGCTGATAAATTACCAATTTTAGCATTAACCATATAATCAGCTGAAAAACCTATTGAGGCTGTTCCATCTCCTTTTACTCTAGTAAAAGACATAGTACCTCTAGCATCTTGAGAACCATCAGCTCTAGTTTGAACCCCAACAATATCCCCAGTAACTAAGATCGCTGGTTTTTGAGTTTCAGCTTTTGCTTTACCCGCAGCCTTAGCAGTACCTGCTGATTGGGATTTTTGAGTTTCAGTTTTAGTATCTTCTACTTGTTGGTCTGTTGGTTTTTCTTCCTTTGGTGTCTCTCCATTACTGTTATTCCCACTCCCACTACCAGAAGAATTCCCAGAAGAACCATTGCTATTATTGGAACTATTGCCTCCATTGCCTACTGTTCCTCCTCCTGATCCATTAGACCCGCCTTGATTTTCTGGTGGATTTCCTCCTTCTTGGCCTGTTCCTGTACTTGGATTCGATCCATCACTAGAATTGGAACTACTATTATTAGAATTACTGTTAGAATTGTTATCATCTTTCTTTTTATTTGTTGTTATACTTCCTGAACCTGTTGATGTTGTTCCTCCTACATTATTTCCTACACCTCCTGATAATCCTCCTGCTACTGATGATAGGTCTATACTTAAAATATTAGTGACATTACCTATTATGTTTGAAACTTGGTTGGTTGAAGTTGTGGTTGTTGTAGTAGTAAGAACGCCTTGACAAGGTGAGGTTGATTGATATTTAATATAAATACTATTAATCCAAGCATCGAATGTACCGTCACTTAATTCCCCGTATGTAAACGTTTTTACTTGTCCATAGTATGAGATAACTATGGGAGCGCTCATATCGGCGTTAATGAATTTACTTTGTTTAGTACACGGATCTATATAACTATAAGTAAAGGATTGCCCGCAGAGGGGCAATCCAATAATCATCAATATTATTAATATTTTAGTTCGTAAAGATACCATTCTTGATTAAGTTTTCAATTACTTTAGTGGTAGCAGTCTCTAAAGACTTTCTTGTTGCTTTACCTACAGTACTTTGAGAAAACTTCATATCAAGATTCTTTAAAAAAGATTCACCTACTTTTTGTGACTCACCTTCACCTGAACCGATATATATTTGACCTGTTTTAGCATCTACAAATCTTACTTGTAAACGAATAAAGGTAGTTACAACTACAGTTGATTTGCCTTTCATTACAGTTTCATCTTCATCTACAGCAAAATCAGCTACAGTCACATATACAAAGTATTGGGCTGCTTTAATCTTACCCTTACCATCAATTGGTTCTTCAAAAACACCTTTTTTAGATGCTTTGAACTGAGTTACCATCCTTTCCTTGATTTCACTCTTCTCTTCAGTAAACACAAAACGATTTGTTTCATCTAAATAATCTAATACGGATTCAGCGAATCCAAGTCCAACATTTTTTTCTTGTAAATCAGGATATAAAGCTAAAACTTTAGTCATATCAACATTAATCACTTGCACTGTTTTCTTGATAGAATCAGTATAGTTAGAAACAGTTGAAATGTCCTTAGTTTCAATAACATCTTTTTCAGTGGTGGTTTTCATAGAACCACAACCTACTAATAAGACAGTTAAAAAAATATTACCAAGGATCTTCTTCATCTTTAGCAGGTTTAGTGGCAGGAGCAGCAACTGGTTTTTCAACTACACGTTCTTTAATAATTGTGTTAGTTCCACCACCTTGTTTAACTTGTTGCTTGTTTTCTTGGTTTTGCTGAACATTAATAACAACAGGAGCAGCAGAAGCAGGAGCTGCTTGTTCTGTCTTAGCTTCTTCTTTAGGCTCGTCTCCACCGCCTAAGTGGGTTGCAAACCAGGCACCGCCGGCTGTAACAGCAGTAGTAACAGCACCAATAATTGCTTTTTTGGTAGCTGACATTACGCTTTCTTCTTTTTCTTCTGACATATTATTTATTTATAATTATTTTGGAGGTTGAGATTTGTGTATCTGTTTTAACTGATACTAAATAAAATCCGTTAGTTAATGGGGTTAAGTTAACAACATACTTGTATTCACCTGAAGGCATTTTGGTATTAACAACTTCCATAACTTGTCTTCCTACCATATCTGTAACAGAAACTTCAGTTTCTGATTCTTGTTCAACACGGAATTGAATCATTACCTCACCTTCTGTAGGGTTAGGAAATATAAGAATATCATCAAGTTGAGATAATTTAACAGGTTTATTAATTCTACGGACCTCAATCACTCCCATAGCAGGAGTGATATTCATATCACGAGAATCATTACCACCAACAAACTTAGGACCAGTCCATAAAGCAGCAGTTCCCCATTCTGATTGAGGTTTTTTAGCAATAAATTGTATCACAAATACTTGTTCTCCATCATTAACTAAATTTTTATTAGTCAAATCAGCTGCGCCAAAAGCAACTACTCCATTAGAAGGATTAGTATAAGAAGTCCAATTCATCATTTTTTCAGACAAATCTATTTTCTTGAACTCTAATAAAGCAGTATCGTACTTTAACTCTAATTGTAAAGCACCTAATTGTTTTCCGTTAGTGAGCATTTTAACAGGAACATTAACTAAGTTACCTTCATCAACTTTAACTTTAGGCATATTAACCTCTATAGTTTCTATAACGTCGTCATATTGAACGGTGTTGTCAATGATGTAGTTCTTAGCATTAGTTGGGTTAACAATTTTAATAGGCGTTAAACGAGCCATTTTAAATCCTGTATTGTTAGCATCTCCTTTAACAGCTACATAGTAAGTGATAGAATCACGACCATCAATAGTGTAGTTGAAGTTGTTAATAGTAGAGTAAGTAGAAGTTAAGTTAGTAGCTGATCCATTAATTGAATTGTACTCGGCAACTGTAAAGAACATTACATCCTTTTTGCCGTTAGGCCAAGCCGAGAATCTACCTGCTAATCTTCCATATACTGAATAAACATCGGCAATGCTAATTGAACCGTCAGTTCCGTTTACATCCATTGTGTAGTAATCAAATCCTGAAGGAGTGTGTTGAGCTAAGATTGATTGATTAATTTTCTGTGCATCAGCAGTTGAGATAATACTACCAGGAGTCATTGTATCTCCTTTAACTACCATTCTAACATCCCAATAAGTAGTATCTAAGAATTTTCTAAATACTACAACACCACTAGAGTTAGTTGATTTAGCTTCTACTTGAGTCCAAGATCCTGAAGGAGCTTTCTTTTCTAAAGATACCCATAAGTTCTTAGCATCTGAACCAGTAACGTTTTTAAACTTAGC